GACTACTCTGGAAGCGTTACAAGCAGTGTGGCAAGCTTTACTGTGTATCCAAACATGCCAGGATTCATAAGCGGATCTAACATAAACAACTATCAAAAGGCCGTATTCGTAAAAAGAGTATCAGACGAAACAGTGCTTACTCTCCAAGGTAAAAAAAGACCAGGTCAAACTTCATATGGATTTGTGGTGCCAGAGAACTTGAATCCAAACATAGCAAAGAACATAAACACGCTTCAATCAACGATACAGTCTCAGATACTAAACTACTAATCCATATATTTATAAACATAAACGAGATACAACAAAATGGCGTACTTAAATAATACATCGGTGGTGATAGATGCCATCCTGACGAAGAAAGGAAGAGAGCTCCTAGCGAGAAACGATGGCAGCTTTCAAATAACCCAGTTCAGCCTTGCAGATGATGAGGTAGACTACAGCCTCTATAACCCCTATCACCCGTCAGGTTCTGCTTTCTACGGAGAAGCTATTCAAGCAATGCCGATAATCCAAGCGTATCCAGAAGACCAGGAGATCATGAAGTACAAGCTTCTGACGCTGCCTAGAGGAACTGGGGCGATACCTGTGATAAATGCTGGATATCAAAAGATATCTCTTCCTATAGGGTCTTCTCTGAGCATCCAGCCACAGACGCTAAACTATATTGGATCTAGCACCACGTATGAAACATCTGGATATCAGTTCACCATAGGAGACGTTAGGACTATGTCTAACTTTACAGGAGTCGGCTTGAATACTCCAGAAGCAACATCAATGAATAGCACTCTGACAGTTGGAACAAACGTATCTAAAACTGTGATAGGAACTTCACTGAACATGACAGCGACTACGGTAAAAAGCCTATTCGGATCAAGCACTACTTCTTTTCTTACTACACAAATTACTATAGTCGGTAGAGACTCAGGAGCAAGATTAACTATACCAGTAACAATAACTCAAAGCTAAAAAACACAAGATAACATATGTCTTTTTCAACACTAGCACCTACAGACTTTGTAGTAAGCTCAGACTCAGTAGTAGCGCCAGCTTGGACCTCAGGGCTTCCAACACTGACTGCATTTTATACGTCATCTACAGCAGTATCTCCTGCTCCAAACTTTTATCTTGATGTGTACGATACCCAACTGACTGGATCTACTGCGCAGGTTCAATTCTCAATAGCATACGGAAACGTTTTGGGCTCTGGATCTCAGCTGTACAACGATCTTGTTCCTGGAATGAGTCCTTCAAGAACTACATACGGTCAGTATAGAAACCTTGTATATGCAGACGAGACCATGCTGTTTAATTTTGGTACAGGAAACAGCGCTTCAGTAGATATGTTTGCTATAAACATAGACAGGAACAGATACAAAGAGAGTTTATTTCCAGGCACTTTAAAATTAACTTTGGGAAATGGTACCACTTTCATAAACCTAACAGACGATAGCGTTTATACGACCAATAACAATCTCACTATAAACTACGGAGACTGTGGACGCATATTCAACATCATATCAGGATCTTATGGCATGCCTACGACTTCTACGATAATATCTGCTCAAGCTGGATACACCCCCTCTGGGTCTTATGGTCTGTTCTTGCCTGACATCGGTACGATCATATTAAACCCTAGAGCGCTTGCACTACCTGCTGCTTCTGGAGGTATCGCGATGACCATAGATACTGCTACTTATAACTCTACAAGTCCTCTATCTGTATCCAACAATAACAAATATCTCTACAATGCGATAAAGACAGGAGTGTGCTTCCAGTTAAACTCTCAGGAGACGATCTCAGCAAACTATGTGTTTGTCAGAGTAGGAAACCAAGACTACAACTACAGCAATAACCCGTCTTTCCTTTCAGGCTCTAGCGGACAACTGATATATCCAACTTTGGTAAACAGCCCTCAGACTTTCCCTACGACGGTCGGTTTATACAACGACAATGGAGACCTGCTAGCTGTGGCCAAGATGAGTAAACCGCTGCTTAAAGATTTCACGCATGAGGCATTAATTAGAGTGCGTTTAGATTGGTAATCAACGAGTTACTATACTTATTTGAATTAAAATAAAATATGGGAAGAAGTTATAATACTCTCAAGGCTTCTGATGTTACTGTTACTCCTGTGAAGTTGAAATACTCTGCTTCATACTACAGTAGCACATTTGGTCCTGGGTCGATAAACGTGCTCACCGGCTCTAACGGCGCTACGTCACCTACAGGCAGCTATCCTGATAGTTTCTTGCTGTATAGATCTATGCGAAATAGGTTTTACATGCAGTACATATCGGGTTCTCTTTTGGGCTCAGCAAGCGCATACGAGTGGTTTCCTCAGTCAACAGCTGCAACTGGCACCAACGATGACGATAACAGATACTTCCCTACAGATCCTACGTCGACTATAAACGTGATCACTGTGCCAAAAGCGAACTTTGGAGAGAACATAGCCAAAGGATCGTTCAAGATAAAAGCAAGCAGCAGCATATTCAATACGGTAGACGACGGAAACGGAAACCTTGTGGCAGAGAGCAACAATACCATCCACGTAGGAAACATATTCTATCCCCAAGGTCTTGCTGTGATCACAAATCCAGACTACCAAGCTATGTTCACAGTTGCTAGTACGGGTGGTGGTGGATTTACTTATCCATCAGGTCTTATTGCCGCCTACGATCCTGCTATAAACGTGACTTCTGGTATTGGTGGAGTAGTTACCTCATGGGGAAACTGGGTATCTGGAGCTCCTGTTGGAACGAATCTGCTGGTCAGCACTCCCACAGGCGCTAACATACTTCCGCCTGTTTACGTAAGCAACCTAATAAACGGAAAACCTGGAATAAAGATACAGGACTCACAAACGCCGACTTACTTAACAGGATACGTAACACAGTCTTTGGGATTTTATGCTACATTGCCATTTAACACATATGGCCCATCATTTCCAACTGCCATAACAGTAATATACGTAGCAAACATACCAAGTAATACCATACCAGCAGCATCGTCTGGAATAATTACACCTTTTTACATGGCTAGCGGTCCAAAATATTTTGGAACTAAAATAGTGTCGTCTTCAGCGGGTTATATACAAACGAGCTTTTCAGATTCTTCTATATCTCCCGCAGTATATCAAGAGTTAGACTACTCAACTAACGTGTTGGGGTCTCCGCCGTATGGAGTGTCTCCTTATATAATATCACAGACAGTATCATATGGTCCTACCCCTTTGATTTCTGGACAGATAAATAATACAAACGAATCAGTAACTATAAATCTTGGAACAAGTCCAGTTGTAGGAAGCTTCAACTCGATCATGACTTTCTTCATGGGTGCTGGATCATTGAGCGCAGGTTCTACAATAGGAACTAACTTTGGAGAGATACTCATTTGGTCAAGACAGCTTAGCTTAACTGAGATAGCATCAGTGAAAAATTACCTTTATACAAAATACAGCATAACACCTTAAAATATGCCTCTAGCCGCAACCACAATGTCGTTCCAAGCAGAATCTACAATATATCAAGTAGAGGTGAGGTGTCATGTCAATGAGAATGAGTTCAATTACACCACAAACCCATCAGCTGTAAAATCAGGATCTTTGGGTCAACTGAACAACAGTGTGACTGGATCGGATTTCAATCCTTTTGCCACTACGATAGGTCTGTATAATGCGCAGAACGAGCTGTTGGTAGTAGGCAAGTTCGGCACTCCATATCCCATCCCAAGAAACACAGACGTAACTTTTGTTGTAAAATACGATACATGATGAAATGGTTATTAAAGAATGAAGAGATAACAGGCGTAGAGCAATTCCCAGCAGGCGCAGTGGGATTTGTGTATAAGATCACAAACAACGCAACTGGCAAGTTTTACATCGGAAAGAAGATCCTCGAGAATAAGACAAAAAAGCTTCTCACTAAAAAGGAACAGTCTGAATGGACCAAACCAGGACGTATCCCAAAAAAGAAGATAGTGATTAAAGAAAGCAACTGGGCAGATTACTGGGGGAGCTGTAAACCGCTGTTAGAAGACGTAAAGACCGTAGGAAAAGACGGCTTCAAAAGAGAGATCTTGATCGTGTGTTTCAACAAAAAAAGTTTGAGCTACTGGGAGACTTACCACCAGTTTGAATACAAAGTCCTCCATGTAGATAGTTACAACGAAAACGTGCTTGGAAAATACTTCAGAAAAGACACGCAGTAGTCAATATTTATTATAGAATATTTATACTAAACCCAGAACATAATGTCTACGATAAACGCAACGCTGAGTCTACAAACCAGCGATATATTCCCAGATCCAGTGTCATTGAGCACAACTGTATCAAACCAAGTGAATCTGAATGCTGACTTTGCGTCTGATGTTCTGCCTATGAATAAGAAGGTGGCCATATACGGTCCTTCTCAGAAATCAAACCCATCAGGCACAACATACATGTACATAAAATCTCTGCCCACAAACTCAGCGAAGATAAACGTGTACCTTGTGGATAAAAACAGCACTGAGATCTTGGCGATGAATCTGTGGCCTGGAGACTTTGCTTGGTTCCCTCTGTTAGACGATGCTCAAATAGTTTCCGTAAAAGTTCTGAATCTGTCAACGACCACAACTGCAAAACTAGACTACTTCTTCGGAGAACGCGGATAACATAAAACAAAAACAAAAAATGGGAACTTTTTCTACAAAACTCAATATATTCACCAACAACACGCTTCCTGTGTCTGTCAGTTCCATAAGATCGAAAGACTTTGGCATCGATGGAAACTACAGCGAGTATGGCAGATTGGTGTTGACCAGCGGTGTTTATGAGCCTCTGTCTACCCAAGATTGCGGACCTCACGGAGCCTTTGTGTTTGCACAATCTCTTCCGTCGAACGATCCTGGTACTGCCATCAAGCTATACGTAAGGCCTGACTTTTACACCTCAGGAAGCGAATATCTCCCTGTTTCACAATCGATTCAAAGCTTTGCAACCCTATACCCAGGAGACACAGCGATGATCCCGGTCACTCCTCAGCAAAAGGGTCTGATAGCGTCAGTTACACAAGACAACGCTACTCTTGACTACTACATAGGAGATCGTGGCGGGGAATTCGGACACAGCGTACATGTGCTAACGACTCAAGGTGAGTTCAGTCCTACATACGAATATTTCGTTATGGACGCTCAGCTTGGAGAAACAACTCCGATCGTGGATACTGGGGTATTAATAGGCGATTGGTCTTTTGCATACTCTGGGATAGTCAACAACAAAGGATACGTGCTTGCTTTTGACAGTGGAAGCTTTCAACAGACTGTTTTTGTGAATACAAGAGGAGAGATAGTGAGCTCGTCTATGCCCGTGATAGATGATGGTACGTTTTTTGGAGTAGAACCTCTTGATTACTATGGATATGCATATTTTTATCCTATCAGTGGAGGCGTAGAGCTGACATACTTTGACGGAGATAGCACGTATACTCACACGTTTACGGGATCTACTAACGTGCATTTGGACAATAACTACGACTCAGTAAACAACGTAGGATGCTTTGTGGCGTATGTCACAGACTACAATGGGGTTTCAGGAGACTATGCAACCGTGTTGATAAACAAAGATAAAGCGTATGTGTTAAACATATTGAACTCTTCTACGAATCAATATGCTCAGAGCTACGTTTACAACTACGCTGGATTTGTTTTCTTATCTACGTATGATAGCGTTGCAATGACATACCAGACAATACAGTTCTGGGACACCAATGGCAATCTGATGAAGAGCATAGATGTTTCTTCATACCATTTTGATACGATGGATAGATTCTTCTATGGCACAGGAAAGCTACAACTGGTGCTCCACAACTCTTTGGACACAACTCAGCCTTTCTACATGATCAACTACGATGAAACTGTAGACGTGTATCAAGGAGATGATCTGACTTGGTGGCATGAGCAAGGAACGAACTTTACAAACTACAATATCTATGCAAGAAACAAGAGCGGATTAAATCCTTATCTTGATTCATCTACGGCAAGCTCCTATTATCCAGAATCTGTAGCAATACTGTTCTATACAGGATCTCAAGACAGCACGTACTTCTTGAACTGGACTGTAAACTACGCAGATGTAACTTATCTGTTCCCAGGATCAACCCACAAAAACCACGTATTTGCTTCAAGTAGTATGTCTGGCAGCTTATTGAGAATCCCAAGACAGGCGTCTATATATCCGACAAGCAATAACATAGTACTGAACTACAACTTAGTAAATTCTGCCTCTGGAGATCTAAATGCGCTTGTGATAACAGACGTAGGCGTGAATACTATTCAAGTCATTCCAGATATCAGCGTAGTAAACAACGGATATTACGATATAGCATTCGAACCTATCGGAGACTATACGATGTACGGATATTACGTTTCAGGAGACGATCAGACATACTACAAGATGATCACTCCAAACACAGTGGCAGACACGCTGATACTGAACGGAAACGAACCGAATTACAGATTTAGATACAACTCTCTGTACATAAGAACTTGGTCTTACGCAAACTACAACTGGTACTTCAACTCTGCTACGAACGCATTTAAACAGATAGACACGTTCTACAGCAGAAGATACTTTACTTATGGATTTGGAGAATCTGGAATAAACAACGGCGCGATGCTGCTGGTTAAACCTGATTACTATGCCCCTACTGGAAGCATCACAGGAAGAGTGTTGACTTCTAACTCCATAACAGACGAGGTGACTTTTCCGTATGCTCCCTATGGATCTTGGGAATTTTATATGGGAAGCGAATCGGTGGTTTACATATACACAGATCAACCTGATTACGTGAACTCCGAGCTGCACATCTTTGTATACGATCTCAATCTCAATCTGAAGAAGACAGTATCAAGCTCACTTGCTCCTATGGGAATGGGCGCAATAGATGTGGTAAACGATAGAATATTCTTAACTTTTGAAAATGGGATCGGAGAACAGGTGTACTACATGATCACTCAAACCACAGTACAAAGAAAAGTCATCGATTCGAGTACAGTCATAACCGTAGACGACGGGGTTTGGGAATCATAATCTAGTTAATAAAACGCAAGACATGCAATATACAGCAAACATAAACATATTCGACAAGGTACTGGTAAACTCAACTACTTCTAGCCTGTCCCCTTCTCAGAGCTACGCGATAACTCCGGTTCTCAAACTGTCAACGGACATCGTATCTTCTGGATATATGACTTTCGATGCTCTCAAAGCAAAGATGAGAGACCTAGCATACATACCATCAGGTTCTGTATTCGAAGAAGAGATCTTGAAGCTGACAGACGCACCAAAGTCGTTGGTCTACTCTGGCTCTATGGTGGTCGAATACACTAATCCATACTACAGCGCAACACTGAGAGCGTACAGTGGATCTGTCTCTGTCGACCCTGAACCAACCAGCTCTGTTGCTCCTATCACTAAGACCAGATCTAAGAAGTCAGGTTCAGTATAACCTCTAGAACCACCATAGAAGCTTCCCAGATGCTCAAGGTTTGATTTTGACGTCGTTTTGATATAGAACATAGACCACACAAAAAAAGAGCCCTAAATGAGCTCTAATTCAATATTGCAGTTTTTCATATCTGACTTCGTGCCCACTCGCAAAAAGGTCTAAGCACCTTGTCTCCTGGTTCAAAATCGTACTCGTATAGCTGGAATATCCTCCAAGAATCTAGAGCGTATTCTCCTACGCCTTTCAGCTTTTTCAACACGTCTATGGGGACTTTCGTGAGGTCTCTGTGCTGCGACTTTATCTCTGTCCACTGTCTCGAGAACTCTATCCACGACTTTGCCCTTCTGTTGTAGAATCCCAAGGGCTTTATCAGCTGCGCTATCTCTTGCGGATCTGCCTGAGAAAGAGACTCTGAGTCTGGCCACCTTCTAAAGAACTCGTGCCGGATCTGATCCATCTGTTTGTGGCTGGTCTGGTTGAGCATCATGCAAGCCAAGAGCATCTTCCAAGGATCGTCTCTGTACTCTTCTTGTCTCGTGTTTAGCGGGGATGTGCGTAACCTTTTCATTTCGTAACCATTTAGATCGAAAAAGGGACGTTGGAAGCGCCCCTTTTCTTTTTATAGTGTGTCAAACTTCAAACTTATCAGTAGAGATCTTCGTCTTCTTCGTCGTCTCCGTAAAGAAGATCGTGGATGTCTTTGTCAGGGTTCAAGCCTTTTATCGCTTTTGCCCCCTTCTTGGCCTGCTTCATCGCCATCGAGGCCATCTTCTCGTCTTCGTCTTCTTCAGGTTCAGTTATCTTGGCTTTCATCACTTTGTCAGTTATCAGCTCTCTAACCTCTTCCGGTATCATCTTCCAGCCCATGTATGCATAGTCAGCAAGGCCCTCTTCTGAGAAATCTTCTGAGTCTAAAATTTCTTCTTTTTCTTCTACTGATATCAAGTCCCACTTTTTAGAGATTTCCATTTCTGTATTTTCATACATGTCTTCAACTTCATCCATCTCCTCCTCTTCTCTCATGATGCCATTGATAGCCTGAAGATCCATCATCCCCATGAGTCCTTCGTTGAGTCCTGTCTTGGATTTTGGTCTTGAAGATTTGAAAGAGACCCTCTCTGCCCCTTTAGCTCCTGTGTAAGGTCCTTGCTTCTGCTCACGCATCCAGCCCTGTAAATCAAAATTATCTGCCATGTCGTTTGTTTTTGTTATAAATATACAAGAATTATGCTTCAATGACTTCTGTGCTGACCATTTCGAACTCGATCTCCTCGATCTTTTTACAGAAGAAGAACCTGGAGTCGTTTTTCAAGGCAACATCAGCACCAAGATGCCCTTTCCAACTGCCAAATAGTTCCTGTTTCAAAAGCTTTTCGTCATTGTAAAAGTACTCGATCCCGAAAGTCTCTATCACCTCGTACAGATCGTCTTTCTGTCTAAGGAGTTTTCTGTGCGCTGTGATCATGCTCCTACCTTGTTTATCATGTGGCTGGAATCGACATAATGGAGCTTGCCAGTTTCTAGCTCTATCGTGTAGACGTCTTCGTACTCGTCTTGGTGCAGAACGTTTTTCGTATCCTTTACGACGCCTATCTTTACTGTGCCTTTTTGAGTGGAGAACATCACAGTGTCTCCGATGTTGTATGTGATCATGTGTTGTGAATTTTAAAGTTTTAGTTCATATAGCCACCCTCATGAAGTCTTATGTATGCTTCACAATCTGCAAGTGAGCCTATTATTAAAGCTGAGCCAAGTTCTCCATTTACCATGCCAGATTCATCTTCTTCTACTTTAAAAACGGCATAATTACCATCTTGCCAATATTGTACTTTGTATTTCTTTTCCATGTTATTCAAAGTTTGGGTCGTTTATGATGATGTCGTAATTCTCAAAATCTTCAAAGTCTTTTCTGTCTGCTTCAAGCCTTCTGTCAACCGTATCCGCGTCAGATCTCAGCGCAAGCCTTTCTCTTCTGACATCCTCTGTAATATCAAAGCATACCACCAAAGATTCTTTCCTGTCCTCCTCTGACATGTGAGCAAGACCAGACGGTGTCATGATGAATATGCAACCTTTTGTCTTCATCTGGGCATTAGACGTGCCGTATTGCCATCCGTTGAAAGAGACGTGTTCGTAGAAGAAGTTCATCTTGACCAGATCTTGAAACTTGTACTCTGGGATGAAATAATAGTCTTTTCCGTGGACTTCACCCGCCCTCATAGGCCTGGTTGTGTAAGAGATCTGGTAGGGATATCCTCTTTCTTCAAGGATCTTTCTCGCATGATCTTTTCCAGAAGCCGCTTTACCTATCAAGACGATCCTCTTCTTGTCTTCGGCATCAAACAGAGAGATGAGATGATCTATGTTTTTTATGACCATGCTATTCTCCGATTATTTCCGTGACGAATTCTGTTCTTTCCATCTCCCTGTCGATGAGTTCTAAGCACACCCGTCTTACATCCTCGGAAGTAAATGAGCTCTTTTCAAAGCACAGGGAGTGGAATGTCTTTTCTACCAGCTCTTTTGCCGCTTGTTCTCTTGTCATAACGTTGTTTTTATAAAAGTAATTGGAAATGTCTACCTGGAGAAATCTAACTAACTATAGAGTAGAACAGTAATATACGCTGTCTTGTGACCTCATGAACTCGCGATTTTCTTTTATCACTCGAAGGATCCTCTTTTTGTAAGTCCCGCACTCGGAGTATCTCTTACCGATGAGTGCCATATATTGAGATCTTGTAAGTGGCTTCTTTTCAAGTATGCTTTTTTGGTATAGCAAGTAGTCTTGAATGCAAGCCTCCCATCCAGGATATAGGGCATATCCATTCAACTGACCGGTGGCGGTGGTAGGTCTCTTTGTCGGCATCTTCATCCCAAGAAAGTTGTTGTTGGATCTGGTGATGTGACTTTTGAGTTCAGCAGATTCTAGCAAGATCTGAGCAAACACGACGTCTACGTATGCTACCCCAGACCTTTTAAGCTCAAGGTACACGTTCTCCTTAGTGCATTGCTTGGATTTTTCGTTGTCTGTGTTAGAGAAGCACAAAAAAGCGCCGCTGGCGATCGTGATCAGTATCAGTAATAGTACCTTTTTCATCATGTAACGTTTTTGAGTTAATAAATATCAGTCCCACCAAGACCTGAGATGTGTCTCTAGCATCTTGAACAGGATCCTATTGGCCTTTTTGTCAAGGTAGTATCCCATGTTCATCGCTATCTTCTCCTTGGTATCGTTTTCGAAGATGTATTTGTCAGACTTTGTGACCTCTCTGTATGCGTGTGGGTATTTTGCAAAGTAGTCATAGAAGTTCTCTGACAGCTCTGTGACCTCCATCTGGTAAAAAGGGCCGTCATCTTCTATGTCTCCGTCTTCTCTGAACTTCTCCATGACGTCTTCTGGAACTTCGCATGGCGTCCAATCGAATTTAGACTTGTGATAGTCTGTGTACTCGCTCTGATAGGTCTCTTCTTTGACTCTATCGATCAGTCTCACGCAGGTCATCATCTTCTGGGCATCTGTTTTGGCATCGACATGATAACCGTTCTTGCCTATGTAGTCTGCTTGGTGTTCCAGTTTCGTCTTCAGGATCTCAAAGATGTATGAATGATCCCAGTCGCGATCTTTCCAAATCACTTTGAACCAACGTATCAAATTTTTAATGCCCCTGTAAACGTCTTTGTGGTAATATCTGCCTTCAAACTTCCACCATAGTCTTATCTTTCTCATATCGAAAAGTCTTTTATATACTTGAATACTGCTAGGTCCTTTGCTTTTGCCTCTATCTCCACGTCAAACTGAATATCAAACGTCTCTATCCTCTCATAAATGTAATCAGCGTGGGCCGTAACCACTGCATTTAAGTCCTCAGTACGCCTTGAAGATGACATGTGGGTTATCGGCACTGTCTTCCAAGTCGATACTGCCAACCTAAGAGCCTCCTCCATGGTCTGATCTTTTGGACCGTAGTTGAAGTGGTGCTGATCGAAGACTATCGATATGCCTATCTTCGTGTAGACCCAATCGTATAGCATCTTTACCGAGTACTGGTTTGGACTGTCGTCGTTTTCCACAGTCAACCTCTTCTTACAGGATTCAGAAAGCCTCTGGAAGTTATCACAGAAGCGCCTGGATGCGTCCTCTCTGCTAGGTTTTGTGGTATTGATGTGTATGTTTATGGGATAGTAGGTAGATGCCTCCAGACCCATCATATCGAATATCTGAGCATGCTTGTCCAGATCGACTATGGTCTTATCCACCACCGCCTGATTCTCACTTGCCAGCACATCGAAAGGACCTGGATGGAAAGAAACTCGTATGTCGTTATCCACGATGAACTTACCTAATTCGGCCAGCTTGAACTGTATCACGCTGAATCGAGGAAGATCACTGAACTCGTAAAGACCCATGAACGCAAACATATCGCTCGACATCCTGTATAGCTTGATGCCCTTTGATAGGTTGTACTTGAGCAATCGCCGGCAGTCGTCTATGTTGGCTATGGCAAGATCGCTTACGTAAGGCAGACCCTTGAGATCGAAAGTACGTTTTACCATGGTACGATTCACCGATATGTGATCCTTTTTCTGCTTGCCTTGGTTGATGCCCAAAGAGATGCAGCAGTATCCTAGTCTTCTCATGTCTTTTTATTTTACCCACTCGTAATACCCATCGGCCATCGCCTGAGACAGTGTTAATCTTGGATCGTTTTTCATCGCCTGTAGAGCCCAACACACCACTTCGGTCTCCAATCCCCACTCTTTAGCGCTTTTTAAGAAATCGTGTACAGATTGCATCTGATCTAAAAAATCGTCTTGTTGATTCTCCATAACTTTGATTTTACTGATTTGATGATGTGAGCTACTTCATGTATCTGGACGTTTGCAAGACTAGCCAGGCTGAAATGACTTAAAGAATCTGGACATAGGCCAAGCACGTGTAATATAGAATCTACCATCGTTTATTTTTTGAATCTTTTTGGAGAATATGTCTTTATATTGCTGTTATACTTTTTACCCTTGAATGTGTTACCAAAATGTTTTTTTCTTTTGCCTTTTCTATCCTCGTTTCGTCTCTGTCTTGCTTTTTCATGAAATCTAAAAGAAAGTCTCTGTGCTTTTCATAGTCTGGATGTCTTGGAGTAGTGCTTGGTATTGAGAATCTATGTTATTCATTCCTGAGTTCTTTTTGTGTTTGTATCTTGATGTCTCTTTCCTTTATCGCCTCCTTCTTGTCGTACAACCGCTTTCCTTTGGCTATCGCCACCTTTAGCTTTATCTTGCCGTCCAGATCGAATATCTCCAACGGTACAAGCGTCACTCCACGCTCTGTGAGGTTCTTGGCTATGTTCTGGATCTCCTTTCGGTTGAGCAATAGTTTCTTATCTCTGAGCTCCTCGTGGTCCCTGGATGAGTTCTTAAGACGTCCTATGTGCATTCCTTTGATGTAGGCTTCACCGTCTGAAACGTAAGCAAAGCTCTCTGATATGCTCGCATCGTTGTTTCTGATCGACCTGACCTCAGAACCGAAAAGCTGGATGCCGGCTGTGTATTCCCTGAGGATGTGGTACTCGTATCTCGCTTTTCGGTTCGTGATCTTCATGTCTAGTATGTTTTTCCTGTGGTATCGACTCCTATGAACTCGTCTAACGTTTTCAGGTCTGGCTTCATAGAACCTGGCTCTTTTGAATAGTCCCAAACCTTTCCTGTCGAGTCTGCGATGGTTATCTTTCCTCTTGTGAAGTCGAAGATCTGCTTCTCTGTCAGCAATCCTACCGTCTTATTGAGTCTGTCTTTTATCTTGAATCCTGGTTGGGACTTGATCCCGTTTCCGGTGTGCTCAGTCATAGTTGTCTTGATTGCCATCAGTATCATGCCCTCTGAGTTCAGTAGTTCTATCGTGTCTTTGTTCTTCATGTCATTGTTTTAGTGTGAATCTCCTACGTCGTGCTTCTCTCCGTATATCACAAAGTCAGAACCAAAATCAGCAGGAGTTGAGAACCTTTTTGCGTATTCCCACAGCCTCTCCTTGATCTTGTACTTGTCAGCGATCGTATACCACACATTCGAGTCATAGAATCCCTGAGAATCCGATCCCTTTTCTACGTCGTGATCCAGTTCTCTACGATGAACTCAAGCTCGTTGTGAGTTATGTTGAATTTTGTTTTCGTGTTGAGCTTGTCTACTATGCCCCGTCTTGTCGTGTTCATGTTTCTATTTTAAGTCTCTGTAAATCTGTACCCCAAAATCCCACACTAGGAAGTTCATCGATATAACCCAAAGGTCTGTGAACACTCCTGTCTCTATGAAGTATCCTTTTCTGGAATGGGTAAAGTATATCGCTGGAGTTAAACAAATTTGCTTGAATCCAGCCCAAGTCCAACACGTGTGAACATACGGCATCATTGTGATCTTCATATATCTATTTCAGTTTTTCTATTTCGCGTTCGATGTTCTCTGCCATGAGTATGATGCTGCCAAGCTCGTTAGTTGGTGCTCCTACGTACAGATCGTTCGCGTCAGTCAGGAATGCGGATATCTTCTTTTGGAGCGCTCCGGCACGCTTTCTTGCTTCTTCTTTTGGGATGCTGGCAGATTGTGTTGCATGGACCTTTGAGATCTCAGAACCAGTCCAGTTGATGTTCTCTTGTAGTAAACTCATGACCTTGATCGTTTTTGGTTTTAGATCCCCTTTATAGGATATTTTGGGTTTTTAATGCACTCGANCTGTTTATCAGAAAGTCTCCTTTTTTCAGCATAAAAGTCTATTAGATTCATCTGGAAAGTAGATCTACTTGGATGCATCTTTACATTGTACTTTTTTTCAATTTCGGCTTGAATTGAGGATAATTCGTTAATAGATAGCATATTTTTTGTTTTAGTTTGACATTCATTTGTTTTTATAAAAGTAACGAAATTTAAGATAAAAGAGTAGATGATCTTCAAAGTGATCATATATTTCCTATCACAAACTCAATGATCTCCATCTCGGTTTTAGTATCTACGAAGTCTCCATTATCGTCATAGACTTCCCAAGACGTGCAACCGCTGTTCGGATCTGCGTCTTCCGAGTGTGTGACAGAGTATGTCTCACCATTGAATTCGACCTCGTACATGGTCTCTGTCTGTACCCTTTTTAATGTGTTTTCCATGATATAAAAGTACGTAAAAACAACGAAAACAAAAAGAAAAAGCGCAAAGTCCTTTCGGAAATTACGCTTTCTGTGGGTATTCAATGATGAATTTAGAATCTTTGACAACTGAAGGTCTTCTTGTGGAATCCCTTAGGCTTATGGTACACTCCGTATCTGGAGCATGATGTTACTAATGTCAAGATCAATAATATTGTAACTAGCTTTTTCATATCTTATTCTTGTGGAGCTTCTGATTCTGTAGGTGTCTCTTCTTTTTTGCCTTTGAAAGAGAACTTGTCTAGAGAGTCTGCTCCCATTCCGATAGCGGTGACTATCATCACAGCGTTTACGAGTTCAGGTGCTGGCTTGAATTGCTCATGCGTGTAGCTGTTCAAAAGCATAGTAATGCAAAGGAACAGAGATCCGATAAGCGCGATGACCGGTTTGATAGAGGTAGATCCTCTTTCGTCTTTGAAAAGGTCGATGACCCATTGTTTGAAATTCATAGTGATAAGGTTTTCTATAAATATCGACTATGTAAATTCGATCTCGTTCGTCTGACTGTCCCAGATGAAGCTTATAGGTTTGTTACTGTATTTGTAGTCCTCTCCCAAGACAGACGCGTTGAAGTAGTGAGTGTCCCCATCAAAGCGGTAACCGTGTCCGGAATGTATGTGGCCGCAGACGTGTATCTTGGGCTTAACGCTCTTGATCCTCTGTGCAAGCATCTCGCATCCTAAATTATCGTAAAGGCCGATGACCTTATCCAAAACTCCGTGTGCAGGACCATGGGTGATCAATATGTCTGTGTTCTCTGGGATCATCAGCCACTTCTCCCACATTTCGGGTGAGTTTCTTGGAAGATTAAATGCCCAGTTGTAGAACTCAGGCTGCCAAGGTGAGCCCCATATTTTAAGCATCTGCTGATAACCTTCTCCTACGCAAAGAAGATCATCTTGTAAATAGACAATATTCTTGTAAAAGTCTAAGATCTCTTTTGTCTTCTCAACGTTGTCTTGGAATCCCCAATCATGGTTGCCTGCGATGAATACCTTATGATCATACGTGGCTAGCTTATTGTACCATCCACAGAATTCACGAATCTCATGCTCATATCCCATCGAAGATATATCGCCAGCATGGATTAATATATCCCCACCAGGAAGATCTTCAGTGATCTGCTTATGCTTAGTGTGAGTATCAGATATGAGCGTAATCTTGTATTTCATAACCTTTATAATTTTTAATGTCTGGTCATTGCATATACAGATCCTGCTACGAATACCCCTATGCCCATGTATAAAAATGTCTTGCTTTTGATCTTTTCAAGCTTGAGAGAAGTCTGTAGCGTCGAGATCATCTTCTCGTACTCTTCTTCTTTGGCTTCCATCAGAAGGACCTGCCTTTTATATATAACGATCTTGTCTTCGTCTGCCTTGATCACAGTGTCTTGCATCCTAGATCTGTTCTCGGTCATCTTTAGAACATTCTGGGTAACGTTTAATACGCTTTTGGTGCTGTCGTACGATACAAGATCTAGCGCTACATGCTTACCTACTTTGTGAGACAGTGTCAGCTTCGGTGTGTCCGTAACGCTTTGCGAAAAAGCTGTCAAGTTGAGTAGGAGTGTAGTGAGCAACGTGAGTGCGTATTTCATCGTATTTGTGTTTAATGTGAACGTATTTTGTCTTCTCGGTCTCTATCGCCTTATCGACGTAGACTATGCTGTCTTTGTATACCGTGATGACGCTGTCTTTTTTTACGTGCTGAGAGTCTAGCTTTGCGATCTCTGTTGTAAGGCTGTCTATAGCGTGCTGTTCTTTGGTCAGCTTAATAGTATTGCCCTGGAGCAGAGTATACCCCAGGTACAATAATCCTATCAATACAGCGACAGTGATTAACTTTGCTGATATTTTCATCTACTTGTGTTTTGTGGTGTCAGTTGCTGTGACAGTCGGTGTCATTGTCGCAGCGCTGTCTACGTGAACTGCCGTTTTTGTTGAGTCTACTGTGCTCTTTGGAGCGTTTGAAGCGTCGCCGCATGACGATAATACAAGTGACACGATCGCGCAAAGCATTGTGAAATTTCTCATTTCGTTTTTCTTTTTGTTTGGTTAGTACTCCCAAGCGGTGCCGACCCGCCTTCTCCACCGTGAAAGGGTGGCGATCTAGCCAACGTGATCTATAGGAGCAATGTCTTATGCTAGGTAATATCCTGTGAAGCTTGGTTCCAACGCCCTCGCAAGGTTTTTAGCCTCTGACTCGATCACTGCTCCTGCCTTTCGTGTATCCTTGCCAAAGAGGTGATGGTGTTATAGACCTCAGAACGATCTTGTTTGGATTACCTTCTTCTTTTCTGAAAATTACTATCTTTCTCATTATTTTTTGATTGAAACCTGTTAATTTGGTTGCGCCAGTGGGATTCGAACCCACGACCCCCGGGTTATGAGCCCGATAAGCTACCGCTGCTCTACAGCGCAATATAATTTTAAAAACGATCGTGGGTTGTCAACATCTTTCTTGTTGTCATCAGCCCCTTTTTCGCCGATCATTTTTATTTGATTGCTATATTATAAAAGTATTGAAACTTCTTTAACTTTTGCAATCTTTGTTTTGAGTGATCAGATATTTTATTCTCTGATCTGGTGTGGAGCATGAGGGATTCGAACCCTCGTCCAAACAATGTTATCTAAGTAATTCTTTCACAAGCTTAGTGGATTTTTCTAAAAACACAAAATATGAAGTTTGATGTATGTGGGAAACCAACTTCTAAACAACCTGGTCTTGGAATTATTTTATAAGGGCTCCAACCTGCGACCCTCTCATTTGCACTTCTGTTTCTAGGCACGTGTGCACCGGCCCAAGGACTTAGGCGGCCATCTCTAGCTCACCTTCGGCGAACGCCATAGCGTCTTCGAATGTCCATGTAGAAAGCTCTACGTTTGCATTTGTGTTTTGATAGTCAGATTTAAGTGCGTCCGATCTAGCACTGCTTGCATCATCTCAAAGAGCTCTATCGCTGTCAAAACCAGTATGCCCCAGTCTCGTGCTTTATATACTATAAATATACGTCTTTTAGTTTGATATTGGAAGTTTTTCTTTTGAGTTTATCCTTTTCTTCTTTTCTAGCGCTTCTTTGATCTCCGCACATAACTCATACTCCTCGAATCTGATCATATCATCCATCACAGCCTTAAGAGTTGGGATATAGTCCGCCTTATCTTTTGTAAATATTAACTCTTTTAAGTCTGCGGAATATTTCACATCAGTAAAGATCACTTCAAAAATACTGACTGTTTGTTTCTTATGCTTGATCGCATACAATATTGTCTTGACCATCTTAACCAAAAGGTCCGCGGTCTTTTTCTTTTATCTTTTGGAAGAACTCCTCCTTATTTTTAAAAGACAATACGTGTGATGCCATTAGTCATATGTGGATTTTACTTCAATATCTTTAATTTTTTCCAAAGCGATCGGCGGAATGTTATTCAATGTATAATATCCAGCTTTTAGATAATTTGGATCTTGATAAAGTTTAAAATACTCACCAGGTATCATATCTGTATCTATCTTTAAAATAGCATACTTCTTAATCCCAGTCTTACTATACATTTGATAAGCTAATTGTTTGGCTACATTTTCCGTTTTTGCAAGATAAACTCTTTCTGGATGATATGATGCTTTTGATCTCGATTTGGGAACTAGTCCTATGTCTTCAATCTTTTTCCAATTATCTAATGGGGCAATGTGATAGAGGGTTTTTGGGATCTTATTTACTTTAAAATCAAATTTAGCTTCACATCTTAAAAATATAGAATGTATTTTTTCACTTTTTAGAGAACTTAAAAATGTAGTTTTATTGTATCTATCTTCAAACCTATTGGTATTACTATGAAGCTTCATATATGATATAAACCAGCCTAGATTATTTAAGAGAACTAGTAGATCTTCTGCATCTTTAAGAGAAAAAGCATCTTTGCTTTTTAATATATCAATCTCAAAAGTATTTTCATCTTTCTCACTATATATTTCATAATTAGGAAAGCGTCTATGCAGAATATCTATAGATTGTCCAATAGGAGTGGTCTTTATCTCACCTTCTCTAAGATTGAGATCATATTCTTCTTTATAGAATTCTAAAAGTAATGTGAGTAACTTCATCGAGTATAAATATCAACCCTTAACAAGTGAGTCAGCCGCGTAGGTCATCATAGGGCTGTCTCCTTTGTGCCTCACGGTGTACCCAAGGCCCTCTGCCCAACCCACAGCCTCTCTCAAGACTTCGTTGGATTTGTATCTCGGATCAGGATTCAGATCGATGTCGATGTACTTCGCTCTTGGCAGCCCGGCTTCCATTATATAATTTGCAAGGTCTATCGAATACCACACCTCGTTGATGAGCCTGGTCGAGATCTCTCTGTCCTTTGGAGTGGTGAACTTATCGTATATGACATGGGCGCCCTTGCCTGGAGTGTACATTGCCAAAACCAAAGCGTAAACTGTCACCCGGCCTTTTACCTGAGAGTCACATCCGATGATGAGTATCTCTATGTCTTTGTGAGAACTCATGTACTGCTTCATGTAATCCAGAACTTCTACTGGAGTGTTTTCGTTTAACGTTTTGAACTTTCTCATGACACTGTGTGGTTTATCTGTACTCTAATGCAACTCTGTGGCCGCCTGCTCCTCATCAGATAGTTGTTTATGTACCCCATGATGTTAGCGCTGCCTATAGGGTTTGCGCTGTGCGTATATATCTGCGGAAGAGCGATCTGTGTTTCTATGCTATGATCTACCAACCACTTTGCACAATCCATTCCAGTTTTCTCTTTTATATTATCATAGTCCAGGGTGTAGTTCGGAGACACGTTGGTATAGAACTCTGCCATCGCCGAGTCTCCAAGATCGTGGTCCAAAGATATAACTTCGATGTTCTTAAGACCCGTCTCTCTATAACCTTTGAAACGAACTCATCATAATTTCTTACGACTGTCCACACCTTGTCCATTCCATTTGCTATTGGAGTTCTTACGTCGTCTAAATAGATCCAAACCTTTTCCATGTTTTTTTGTTTTATCCTGTGCTCCAAGTGGGATTCGAACCCACACGTCTTACGACCACAGATCCTAAGTCTGTGCTGTCTACCAATTTCATCATCGGAGCATTTTACCACGTTTCATATCATCGTAGTTACTTCTGAGGTATCTAGACTGATACGGAATATGATTTAGTCTTCTTTTATAATTATCCCATTTTGCAATCGTTAGTAACAGTATCATCGCGCTTGTCGATACCACGCAAGCGGCAACGATGATCCATGCAAATACCTTATTATCATGGTAGTGTTTGTGTGGCATAGTTCATTTTTAGTTTTTATGTTCGCATGATTCGCAATATTCAGATCTTCGAGCATCATATTCCAGTCCGCATTTTTTACATATCATCCAGATCTCGTGGTTGAAAATCTTTATCAGTCTACTTATCATATCAGTTTTATTTGAAACCTATCTTTCATCTTCTCCAGACTATCAAAGTCCCGAGTCCTGTCCAAGTTACCATTCCATGAAGTGACTCCTCGACAGATGTTCTTGTGGTTTATGTGTGTGTCAGAGGTGAAGAACATGTCTTGACCTTCTTTTAGTGTGATCTTCATTGCATTGTGTATTTTTATGCTGTGACTCGGATTGGATTCGAACCAATGACCCCCAGCTTAGAAGGCTGGTGCTCTATCCAGCTGAGCTACCGAGCCAAAATATTAGTCTGTCCACTCTACGACCTCGTACTCTGTCTTTGTGAACGAGAGATATGGTGCCGAGGTGACTGGATCTTTTGAGTCTTTTATGTACTTTGGATTCGTGATGTATACTATCTTCGAATCATCTCCTTGCTCCCTTTCCTGTATTTTGCAAGGGATCGGGGTATCTGGAAGTTTGTATAATGTCTTCTCTGATCCTGGTTTGATCTTTATTGTCTTTGGTTGTTTCATTACTTTGATTTTTAGAGGACACACCCGGAACCGACCCAGGGACTCATGCTTACAAGGCAAGTGTTTTTCCAGTTAAACTACGCGTCCAAAATGAAGCTTTTAGATTATCCCCAGAGCTTCTCAACTGTGCTGGCATACGTTTTGGCTGCTCTGAATGAGCTCTCTTCCTCCAGAGGTTTAGTGGCGGGTAGTGTAGCTATACACCTTAACCAGACTTTCCTATCTTCGATCCCTTGGCCTTCGGGCTTTCGTGTACCATACAGGGTTTGAACCTGTGACCTACGGCTATAGGAGGCCGGCGCTCTAACCAACTGAGCTAATGGTACAAAAATGCGGTCCATGACGGTTTCGATCCGTCTACTCTGCATCGACAGTGCAGTATGATAGCCACTTCACCAAAAGACCAATGTGGGAGCAGCAGGATTCGAACCTACCATCCATGCGGATTACGAGATTTACAGTCCCGCGCCTGACCAACTTGAGCATTACTCCCATTGTGTTATAAAAGTACCAAAAGATCTTGACAACGTTTAGTCTATCTCTTGAGTTGCGGGTATAGAAGGATTCGAACCTACGACCAACAGATTAACAGCCTGCTGCGCTACCATCTGCGCTATATACCCAATTTATGTGGAACTATCAAGATTTGAACTTGAATTACCTACTTATCAGGCAGGTGTGCTAACCATTCTACTATAGTTCCATGTGCGGAAGATGGAGGTAACGATCCCCCTTGGGTTTTATCCCAGCCATAGCTTAGCAAGCCAGCCGATTACCTTTCTCGCAATCTTCCTTTTGGGGTCTAGCCCG